CGCAATTGCAGATAAAGTCGAAGGAATAGACTACGAAGTGTCTTATTCATTCGCAAAAGGTACAGTTCAGGTCAAGATGCTAACAGGATCAGACACTACAATCACTGCATCATATAACACTGTCGATGTCTCAGCAGTGACATCTGCCGACATCATCGGTGAAACTACATCCGCAGGAGAATATAAAGGATTAGACGCTTTAAAACTTTTATATCAGAAACATAACGCTGTACTAAATTTATTAGCAGCACCTGGATTTTCAGAAATCCCTGACGTTTACAAAGCAATGGTGGCTATCGTCCAGAAATTAAATGGACACTGGGATGGATTCGTAATGGCTGACATTCCATTACATGATGGAGAAACAGCAATCGATACAATCGCCAAAGCTAAAACATGGAAAGAAGCTCATGGATATACTTCTGAATTTTCAAAAGTATTCTGGCCACAGGTAAAAGATGGATCAGGAAAAGCCTATCATTTATCAACAGTGGCTATGGCGACACAGCTAGCAGTGGATATCTTACATGACAGCGTGCCATTTGAATCATGCTCAAACAAAGAAATCATGGCAACAGCTCAGTACTTCGGAGAAGACGCAGTAAATAACGGGTTTGATGAATTAACAGCTAACGAATTAAACGAAGTAGGTATCACATCTGCAACGTTCCGTGGCGGTGTTTTCGTTCTTTGGGGACCACACACAGCAGCATATAAATACGGATCGGTTAACGACCCAAAAGGAACATTCGATGTCAACATCCGTATGCTTGAATACGTTGAAAATTCATTCCAGCTAGATCATATGTCACAGATTGATATCCCAATGACACCTGGTCTAAAAGATTCAATCTTAAACGCTGAACAGAATAAACTAAATGCATTAGCTTCAATCGGTGCATTAATTGGTGAGCCCGAAGTTCTATTCTTAGAAACTGAAAATAGCACAACAGACATGCTACAAGGTGACTTTGTATGGAATATCGCCATCACAAACGCTCCACCATTCAAATCAGGAACAGCTAAAGTAGCATATACAGATGAAGGATTCTCTTCATTCTTTGCTAATTCGTAGGAGGTAAAAGCATGAATAAGAAAACAGCAATCGTCGCTGATAAATTCTTATGCGACGGAGAAGAAATCGCATATGATGTCAGCTTCACACTTCCAGCGATTGAACTATCAACAGCTGACATTCAGGCGATGGGCACATTCTCGGTGCCTTTGGTAGGATTGATGGAAGACATGGAAACATCAATCACACATGTAGGTTCACAGAAAAGCGAAGCAAAATTCAACAAGTTCGGTACTCATAACTTTGAGTTCCGCTGGGTGCAGCCTGCGATAAAAGAAACAGGCGAAGTAGCATACGAATCATGTAAAGCATTCGTGAAAGTCATGCCTGCATCCACAGGTGAAACCGCAGTGGAAATGGGTTCTGGAACAGAAATCGAAGGTACATACAAGACTATCTCATACCGCAAGATTGTGGATGGCGAAGAAGTCTACTACGTAGATAGATTTGCTAAAGTATTCAAGATCGGTGGAGAAGATCTATACAGCCAGATCGCCAATTTGATGAAATAACCGCAAAAGGGAGATCATCAGGTCTCCCTTATTTTTAAAAAAGACATGAAAGGAATTTGAAAATATGGAAAACACAATCGAATTAAAAAATCCCATTATGATAAACGGGGATGAAGTCAAGACATTATCTTACGACTTTGATAAGATTGATGGTCTACTTTTTGCACAGGTAGAAACAAAAAGAAAAGCAGATGCAGGAACAGAGAACGCATCTATCACATACGTGGCAGAAGCAGATCCTGGATTCCAGTTATATATGGGATACGCAGCAATCATCGCTGATAACAGAAGCTATGATATCGAAGATTTAAAGCGTGCGAAAGGACATGACATTATCCAGATCATGAACATCGGGCGAAATTTTACTTTCGAGTCGGCCGCGGACTCACAAGCAAACGACTCAGAAAATGCTATCGAGACTATGCCAGAGTCTATCACACCAGCAAAGTCGAGCTCGAAAAGCAAGGGATAATCAAATTCCTGAATGACTATGCAGAAGCAGCCGAAGACCTGGAAAAAGAAGCCCAGGAAATAGAAAAGAAAAATAAATACGGCGGCAGACGCAGATAAATCATAATAAGGAGGCGATATAGCCATGTCAAAAAAAGAGCTAGAGGCGGTCATTAAAGTCGGCGGGGCGCTTGACGCATCCCTAAAGACAACGATGTCTCAAGCTAAAAGCTATATAAATGACCTCAACAAAACACAGAAAGCCTTCGGGCAAAACGCACAGTCACAATTTCAAGCGTTAGGAAAAAAACTAACATCTGTCGGTGACAGCATGCAAGTCATCGGTAAGAAGTTCGCTCCTATTTCAGCAGCAGCCGCCGCAGGGCTTGGATCATCAATCAAGATGGCGTCTGATTTTCAGGATGCAATGGCAAAAGTTAATACGATCGCTGGACTTTCAAGTGGTAAACTTTCAAAGCTATCTACAGATCTGCTAAAGGTTTCATCAGACACAGGTAAGAGTGCGAGTGAAATCACGGAAGCAGCATATCAGTCTTTATCAGCATCAGTGCCAACGGATAAAGTCGTGCAATTTACAAAGACTGCGGCCAATTTAGGAAAAACTGGCTTTGCTACAACAGCAGAAGCTGTCAATGTTTTAACAACGGAGATCAATGCGTATGGATTAAAGACGAGTGATGCTCAGAAACTAAGCGATCAGCTAATACAGACGCAGAATCGTGGTAAAACTACTGTCCAGGAATTAGCTAATCAGATGGGAAATGTTATACCAACAGCTTCAGCGCTTGGTGTAAATATTTCGAATTTGAACACCGGATATATTCAGCTTACAAAACAGGGTATTAATACAGCCACAGCTACTACACAAATGCGTGCTATGTTTAATGAGCTTTCAAAAAGCGGAACAAAAGTAGATGCAGTACTAAGATCCAAAACAGGAAAAGGATTCTCTGACTTAATGAGATCAGGTAAATCGCTCGGTGACGTAATGCAACTCTTAGGAGATTCTGTCAACGGAGATACTAATAAATTCAAAGATTTGTGGTCCAACTCACGAGCAGGAGCTGGGGCATTAGCACTGCTAAACGCAGGATCTAAAGATTTCAACAAACAGCTGAAAGACATGGAGAACTCAACTGGAAATGTTTCCAAGGCACTAGAAACTATGCAAACGCCTGGAGCAAAGGCACGAAAAGCCATCAATCAGCTGAAAAATTCAGCTATCGAATTCGGAACATCAGCCATGGATGCATTGGCACCAACGATAACCAAGGCAGCAAACCTAGTGGAAAAGCTAACAACAAAATTCGATAAGTTACCAAAAAGCACAAAACAGACAATCGCAAAGATTGCGGGACTCACTGCTGTGTTCTCACCAGCGATGATAATTGTAGGGAAATTTGCTTCTAGGATAGGAAAACTAATAGAGAAGTTCCCAAGCTTTGGAGGAAAGATCAAAGAAATAGGAACTATGTTCCAAGGATTCGGTGGAGGCCTTAAAGGAATTTTAACAGGGCTCGCATCTCCGATCGGTATTGTAGTTATAGCCGTCGGCGTGCTTACTGCAGCATTCGTTCATTTATGGAAAACCAATGAACAATTCCGAAAAGCAATCGGCGGCATCTGGAGTCAGATCACGACAACAGTCGGTGGTTTTATCGGACAAGTTGGACAGCGCATCAATAGTGTTATTAAATTTTTCTCACAGTTTAAAGCACAAGCATCAGCTATCTGGAACGGATTCTGTAATTTATTAGCTCCGGTATTCGTCGCAGCATTTCAAGTGATTGCAGACACCGTAAAATCCATCACACAAGTGATCATAGGAGTCATGGATGTAATTGGTGGAATTTTTACCGGAGACTTCAGTGGAGTGGTCAATGGCTTAAAAGAAATATTCTCTGGTTTATTAGAATTCGTCAAGTCTGTTTTTATGAACATCGGTCCACTGATTCTACAGGCATTAGCTGGTCTCGGGAACATAATCCTGAGCTTAGGCGGAATGTTGCTAAGTGCGATCGGCTCACTTCTTTCAATGATTGGAAATGCAATTCTAACGTTCATTACAAACTTACCGCAGATGTTAATCAATGGATTATTTGCAATTATTAACTTTGTGATTCAAACGGTTGTTAATGGCGGCGTTCTTATTTTTAACACATTGAGTACGGCATTCACTGCAATCTTTGCTTTCTTTGCGTCTTTGCCTGGAAGGATAATCGCGTTTATTACGAGCATCCCAGGAAGAATAAAAACGGTGTTCGCAACAGCAGGAACATGGGCGATGACAGCGGTGTCGAATTTAATTACTGGAGTAATTACATTCTTTTCTTCATTGCCAGGAAAAATTGTAAGTTTTATCTCTGGAATTCCTGGAAAGGTGAAATCAGTCTTCACAACGACTAAGTCGAACGCAACAAGCGCAGTCAAAGGTTTAATTTCTAGTGTTATCTCATTCTTTTCTTCACTGCCAGGAAAAATATGGGGAGTGATTAAGTCAATCCCAGGCAAAATAGCAAGTGCATTCAAAATCAAACTTCCGAAGATTAAGCTTCCGCATTTCAGCGTCGGTTCAAAACAGGTCGGGCCTGTCAAAGTCCCAACATTAAGCGTCAAGTGGAATGCAGAAGGTGGGGTATTCAAAAAGCCTACAATCTTTAATACTCCAAACGCAGGAATGCAGGGAGTAGGCGAGGCAGGACCAGAAGCAATCATGCCATTAAATACTTTATGGAGCAAAATGAAGTCTATTGTTGGAAATGTTGTTACACAGGCAAACAATGCAAGAATGATGGATTCGCTTAATCCATATTCAATCACGAATGTTATCAAGCGAGACGATTTCAGTCTCGGAGAAACATCAGGAATGACAGGAAGCAGTCAAAAACAAATCGTTTATGACTTTAGTGGATTACAATTCAAACCTGAGATTCATGTCAACGGATCAACTGACAAAAAGACAATCATCGATGCTCTTCGTGAGTATGAAGATGAATTCATGGACATGCTCGAAGAATTCATCAAGCAAAAGGAGAGTGAACAGTATGCGTAGGGTAGAAGGATATCTCGAACACACGACGACCGCAGGAGAAACCTGGGATTCAATCGCTCTTGAATATTTTGATGATGAAATGGCTATGAGTGATCTGATTCGCTTCAACCCAAAACTGGCAAGCACGCTCATCTTTGAAGAAGGTGAGCTAGTGCTTATTCCAATATTTGATCCAGATGACGACGACGATACAGATACACTGCCGCCGTGGCGAAATGGAGACGACGGCGACGATGAGGAAGATGACAACGAAGGTCAGCCATATGATTACGAATTAGGTGATCCAGATGAAACGGAGGAAGGTGACGAGTTATGAGGATAACCATCAACGACTATCCGACAGGATTCGAATCCGCCATCGCTTCATGCGTGCATGAGACAAACGCAGAATCAAAAGCAGATACGCTCGTACTAAAAATAAAAAACCCGGACCATAAAGTGCAGAAACTAGCCATCAGACAGAACGACATCATCCGAATAGAAAACGGAGCGGTGACGACTGGTGACATGTACATACATAAAGCAGTACCGGTTAACAACATATTCGAGATACGAGCTATGTCTATTCCGGTTTCAGGAACGGTCAAAAAATCAATATCATGGCAAAGTGTTCATTTATTGCAGATTCTAAAAGAAAAAGCAGATGCGCTAGGATTTGAACTGAAAACATACGGAATCCAAAATGAAGTTTATAAATTCATTTCACAGGATGAAGAAAGTGACGTGGCTTTTATTTTAAAACTTTGTGAAAGAGAAGGATATGCAATGATCATCTTTGACAGGAAGATAATCGTGTACTCTGAGCGTTCGCAGGAATACAAAGAGCCAAAAGGAACGATCGAACTCACAACGAAAGAGGATGTCCAGTATTACGATGAAAGTTATAACGGTTATTCGTCGTTTGAAATAAAAGCAGGAAACTATAGTGCTGTTTATACAGACAAAAACATCAGCACAGGAAATCAGGCATCCAAGATCGTAGCATATGTAGATTCGGATCCGGAAGCACTGAGATATGCAAAAGGATATCTCAGGAGCATAAACAAAGGCATCAGGCATGGATATTTTACGACATCGATAGATGGAAGATACGCAGCAGGGAGCGTCTGCTTTCTGAATGCATCAACCATCAATGAGCAGTTCAAAAAAATATTTTTAACGAAAGTACGATATGACTACATCGCTGAAAAAATGAAGGTTTTCTTTAGAGATGTATTCTTGGAGGATTACTGACATGGCACAGCTAGGAAAAGGACGTATCGTCCAGATAAAAAGCAGATTCGCAATCATTGAAGATTCGGAGACGCAATCACTAAAGAAGGATATAAAAATCCCACGAAGATTAGGAGAAACAACATCAATCGGAGACGATGTCGTATATACATATTTCAATGACACTGCCGGAATCATTATCGAAAACTTGACGCAGGAAGAAGGTGAGTAGATTGGCAAAAAAGAAGAAAACAACTAAAAAAAAGAAAAAAACCTATAACAAAAAGCCGGCAAAGAAAAAACCGGTAAAAAAGAAAAAAGTCAAAAAGACAAAAGTCAAAAAGAAGGTGACCGTCAAAAAAAAGGCGACACCTAAAAAGAGCAAAACCAGCCAATCGAAGCCAGAAGCTGCAGATAACTCACAGGCGAGATGGGGAGACATGAAATTTGATGTTTCACAAAATATCATCAACCCGATTACAGATCTAAAAATAGAAAAGTCAATCTCGATAGATGAAGAATCATCAAAGCTGGAATACTCACCGGCAAAGATTGATCTCGACACAACGCTCGTGGCAGAACTTGGGAACGATATCATATATCAGTATAAAAAATGGTGCTCTTTTTTAAAGAAATACAAGTATTTGTATGTTGGTGGAAAAAAGGTATGGGATGTGCCAGCAATCCTGCAGAGCGTCTCAGTCGATTCACAAGTCATCGATTCTAACGGCAGACTGAGAGTTGTAAAACTTAGTCTAACATTTGAGGAATGGGACGCAAAGCAAAGAGAATCCGTTTACAAAAAATGGAAAGGCTCTCAGAACACAACTAGCTCTAAATCGTCATCAAAAAAGAAAACAATAAAAAAAGGATCGAAAGTCAAGATCACTGCCAAGACATACTATGGTGGGAAGCCTAAGATTTCAGCGGCGGTAAGAAAGAAGACTTATAAAGTCAAAAAAATCAGCGGTAACAAAGTCTATCTTGTAGGGTTAAAAAAACCTGTATCAAAATCAAAGCTTTCTCTTGTTGGCACCACTTCAAAATCATCATCTGTAAAAGGAAGCGGGCTAGGATCAAGAATAGCAAAAGCTGCACTAGGAAAAAAAGGATGCAAATATGTGTGGGGAGCAGCAGGTCCTAAAACATTTGACTGTTCTGGACTTGTTTGGTGGGCACACAAACAGTGCGGTGTTTCTTTTGGAAGAACAAACACAAAGGGATTATCTAAGATGGGTAAAAACGTCGCGTTCTCTAAAATGAAACCGGGAGATATACTTATCTTCTCCAATAACAAAGCATATAGCGGAATCCATCACACCGGTATTTATATCGGAAGCGGTAAAATGGTTCACGCGCCACACACGGGATCCGTAGTACAAACAGTAAAAGTTACGAGCGGATATTATAGAAAACAATTTTATAATGCACGCAGACTTTATTAAGGAGGACGTGAAGATGAAAAAAACAGGCAACGGTGATCCAGAGACATGCTTCAATAATTTATTATCAATGACCGAATCTGAATGTCCGCTTGATAGAATGCGTGGCATGTCAACAGGACTCGTAGATGCACCGGTTGACATAGAAACGATAGAAGATGATATCGCTGAAACAATCGGTACGTACGAGCCACGAAT